CTAGTATAGGAAATGACTATATTAATATTATTTCATATATAGATTCACATCCTAGTAAAGTTAATTGTGCAGATTTTATAAGTGATAAGATAACAATTCTAAATTTAACAGAAGAAGAAAAAAATTATATGGTTTTATGTTTGGATAAGAATAACTTTATAGAAATATCAAGAAATGAATTATTAAAAGATAGCCCAGAAGATAAATTGGAAAATGTTTCGCAAGATAAATTGGAAAATGTTTCGCAAGATAAATTAGGCAATGTTTCGCAAGATAAATTGGAAAATGATTCAGAAGTTATATTAAAACATTCATATATTCATATTCCAGAAAATCTAAATGAAAAAATAAAGGCAAAAAAAGATTTAATGGAAATTTTAGAAAAAGAAGATTATGATAAATTATTAGACATAGCTAATGAAATTTTAGATAAAACTAATAGCTATATATTAAAGAAAAAATATGTTGGTGGTGGAGAACATGAATTTATTCCTGCTAGATTTATAATGGCACATAGTGAAATAGAAAAAAATGTAATGGAAAACTCATTAGAAAAATATAATAATATAGAAAATGTTAATGGAGATAAGATTTTAATATTAGTTGGTTCAAGAATTATAAAGGAAAGTTATGATATAAAAGCAATTCAGAATCTTTTTATTATGGATAGACCAAATAATATTCCAACTTTGATTCAGATTAGAGGACGAGCAGTAAGAAAAAATAGTCATTTAGGATTACCACCTGAAAAACAAATTGTAAGATTTAAAATATTCGTTTCTTCTATTCCAGAACTATCATATGAAGAAGAAAAATATAAACAAAAAGTAGAAGATTTTATAGTAATTCAAAATATTGAAAAAACATTACATGAAAATGCTATAGACTCATTTATTAATTATGAGAAAATAAATAAATATAGAAAAGAAGTTAAAGATGAATTAGGAGAATTGCCATATGAACCAAAATTTGGACATGATTACTCCGCTGATAAATTAAACACTTCGACATATAATATTTATTACGCAAAAGAAGAGATAGAAATCATCAAAGTAATAATAAAACGTCTTTTTATAGAATATTCCACAGTATGGGAACATAATGATTTAATAAATGCTGTAAAAACGCCGCCATTACATTATGATATTGAAGTTAATACAGAATTAATAACAGAAAATAATTTTTTAATAGCTATTTCACAATTATTATGGTATAAAAATGAAAATTATGTAACTCCTGATATAAAATATACTGAACAAGATTCTATTATTAACATAACAGATAGAGTTTTTAATAGTTATTCTAAAATATTAGAATTACCAGATGGACAAAAAAGTATTATTATTCCAACTATAGATAATAATGAACAGTTTTATATTTTAGTTCCATTTTTAGAAGAGCCAATAATAGATTATGAAGTTCCTTATAGAATTATGAGGCAAAATACCCAATCATCGATTAATATTAATAGTTTTGTTCAAACAAAGCAAGTTAAATTTGATTATAGTGAAAAGAAGATTATTTTTTATAAAAAATATGTAAATACAAACATTGAGAATATGCAAAATGTCATTTGTGATTATGGCTCATCATTCCATAATAAATTTTTAGAAGAATGCATAGAATATGTTTTTAATATTTGGACGGACCCACAAATAGAGAAATCAGAATATCATAATTTTTATTTTAAAATGTTATATTATTATGATTTGCTTTCTTTAGTTATGTGGGTTCATACATCAAAAAATAAGATTAGTAAATTTTATACTAATTACGCAATACCTATAAAATCATCAGATATTAAACTAAAAGCATTATCAAAATATGAGAATAGAAAAGATGTTGATGATACTGATATGTTGTCATCTTCTGATGATGTAGCATCAAGCGGTGTTATTAATTTATTGAAATATACATATAATAGAACTTCTAATACTTGGATTCCTCAAGAATTCAGAGAAAATTTTAATAGAATTATAAATAAATCACTTGACTTATTCGTAGGAAGAAAGAAAAAGGTTAAATCCCTAATAAAAGTATCTGCAGATTTATTACCTATTGGACATTATATATCTAAATTCCCACGTATTTATCATCCTGAGAAAGGATGGGATGAAAATCCAACATACTTGCAAAATGACCAAGATTTTAAAGAAAACAATTATATTATTGGATTTGATGAACGTTCTGATACAGGAATCCATATTAGATTTAAAATTAGGAATCCTATTCATAATATTAAAAAATATAAAGATAGTAGAGAAACAGAAAAAGGAACTGTTTGCAAAAGTAAAAGTAAAGAATTTTTATTTGATGTTATAAAAAAATTAAATATAGATATTCCTGATAAAATAAATGTAGATGAATTATGTGTATTGATAAGGTCTAAACTTATTCGTATGGAAATTATAGAACGAGTTAGAAAATCAGATATTAAATATTTCTATTTCCATTATGAATCAAGACCAGAAACGGTTTAAAGAATAAATGTTTATATATGATTGAAATACATCTGAATAATATTTTTTTTGATATAATAAAATTTTGTAAAAATGAATGTATTTATATAACAAAATTTTGTTTAAAAATTGAATGTATTTATTTATATAACAATGTCGGAAAGAATATTTGAAAAGATAAGAGTCTTGAACCCTAAAAATCTTGAATTAGAGCTTATTTTTACTATTGATAATAGAATTAAACATGATTCAAATGTAAAGACCTTTAATTATGATAAAACTCTAGAATTTGCTAAAAAATTAATAGATAAATATGAAAATAAATATATTCATCAATCTATTAATTATATTAGTGATGAAGGAACAATGCAACAGAATTTTGTTAATGGAGAAAAAACAGATGAACTTTATTATATAAAAGAAAAAGTGTTAAATAATATGTATTTTGTTCATAATACATATCCATCTTATAAATTATCTATTAAATATGAAAATCCTATAGAAAATTTTGATAAAAAAAAGATTAAAACTATTAGAATAAAAAATAGAATATGTATGGAATTGGATGATTGGAGATTAGATATAACACAAGTTAAAAATATAAATATTTCTGAAATATCTATCTCATTAAAAAAATATAAAGATTTATTATTTACCAAGGATTCATTAAAAACCTTTGATGAAAAATGGAAAATAGCAGATACTATTGAATTTGAACTAGAATATAAAGGCGATATATCAGATTTTACTATCGAAAAATTATTAATAGCTGATGAATTGTTTGAAGATTTACATGAAACTTCAGAATATCAGGAATATATTTATAAAATAGCTTCTTATATTAAACCATATATGAAAGAAAGATTTAAAACAGAATATGGATTGAAGCAGTTAGGAAATGCAGTTAAAGAATTAGATAAAATAAGATTCCTAAATGAAGTTCAAAAAAATATTACTAATTATTATATTACAGATAAGCTTGATGGGAAACGAGCTATTCTTTATTTACATAATAAATCATATGCATTAACAGATGAAATTCTAGAAATAAAATATACATCATCAAAAATATCTATAATAGATACTGAATTTTATGATGGTTCGTATTATATATTTGATGTAATGGTTTATAATGGGTTATCATTAATAGATAAACCATTTGAAGAAAGATTATCATATTTTAATAAATTTAATGATAAGCTTTTCAAATTGAAACCTTTTATAAAACTAAATGATAAATATAGAGAACAAATAAAACAATTTAAAGAAGAGAAAAAAATATATGAAGTTGATGGCATTATTTTAACTCCTGCTGATGGAACATATAATGATATGGAAGTATTTAAATATAAACCAGTAGAAAAACTAACTATAGATTTTCTTATTAGAAGATGTCCTCCTAAATTATTAGGAATTGCTCCTTATTTAGATACAGAAAAGAAATTATATTTATTATTCTGCGGTATTTCATATCATGCATATAATAAATCAGGTCTTAGATTAATACCACAATATTCTGAATTGTTTAACAATATTTCACCTAGTTCTTTACCTGGATATTTTCCTATTCAATTCCAATCAGCAAATAAAACATTCTCTTATTTGTATTGGTCTAATGAAGAAATAGATTCAGAAATTGGAGAGTTTATTTATAAAGATAATCAATGGGAATTAGAAAGAATAAGGACAGATAGAAAAGTAGAAGTAAATAGAGGAAATTATTTCGGAAACAATTTTGAGATTGCAGAGAAAAACTGGGTTTCATATAGTAATCCATTAGTAATAGAAGAAATTCCATTAAACTCATATTTCATGATTCATGATAATCCGTTACAAAAAGCTACTAGGTCATATAATAACTTTGTTAAATCAAGAATTATTTCACAAATCCAAAGCGGAAATGTTATGGATATTGCAAGTGGTAAAGGTCAAGACTTAATTAAATATGCTAAAAGTGGAATAAAAAATCTATTATGTTTAGAAATAGACAAGGATGCTTTATCTGAACTAAATAATAGAAAATATGACATGATTAAAAATAGAGACTTTAAGAAATTACCAAAAATTACATTTCATCAAATGGATATGAATGAATCTTATAATAAAAACATAAAAATATTGGATGATGAATTACAAGTCGAAAAATCATCATTTGATTATATTATATGTAATTTAGCATTCCATTATTTCTTATCTTCTGAAAAAAGTTTATCAAATATAATATCATTTATTAATGCTTATATTAAACCGGGTGGTAGATTTATATTTACTGCTTTTGATGGTAAAAAAATATTGGATTTAATAAATGAGAATGCAGAATGGACTGTTAAAAAAGGCGATGAAATAAAATATAGTATTAAAAGACTATATAAAAATTCTATATTAGAAAAAACAGGTCAAAAGGTAGATGTAAAATTGCCATTTAGTGATGAATATTATTCAGAATATTTAGTTAATATAGAACATATTTCAAATGTATTTGCGAATCATGGATTTGAGCTAGAAATAAATAAAAGTTTTGATGAATATAAATCATTTTATAATAAATCAGATTTAGATTCTGATGATATGACATATGTTGGATTATATCATTATTATCAATTTTATAAAAAAAAATCTGGAGGTAAAAATTAAGAACTTCTATTATCAATAATTTCAGTTATAGTTTTTATTTCAACAGTTTTATCATCAATATATGTTTTAGTCATAAATGGCTTATTCTCATCTACTAAAATATAAATATCATCTGATATTTGTGCTTTTGATATCGGATTAATATAATCTATCTTAACATCAACACGGAAGCTATCTGAATCATCCAATTCAGAAACTAAACGAATCTTTTCATGTTGTTTTACTATGTGTTTTGAATGTATTTTTTTGTTTTGTGTTAAGTATTCAAAAACAAGAGGTGATTTATTGTCTTCTTGAATTATAGATAATTGGCTAGACATTGACTTAATATCATTTATAGTTTTTCTAAAATATTTACTGGGAAAATTAAAACTAATAACATATTCATCATCGCTAAAAATATCTTCATTTTCCATCTTATTATAATGTCCTATTAATTCTATTGTATGGATTTCATTAATCTGAATATCATTCTCTAATATTATAGTTATATTTCTTTGAGTTGAACCATTAGTGGATAACATAACAATAGATGTGTAATCCTTATCAACCTTATTTAAAATAAGCTCCATATCCTTTGAAGAAATGCCAATATCTAGCGGAGCTCTGCAATAATAATGGTTCAATTTAGAGGCATCTATTTTAATTCTTATTTTGCTTACATTATGATGGTCAATGGCATAAAAAATTATATCTTTTGGTCTAAAAAGAATTTGAATTTGTGTAGCAGATAGAAGTTTAAAAAACTGAAATATTTTTTTTAAAATCATTGGCTGGTCATATAAAAATTCTATATATTCTTCATTATTAATTGGAGTTTTTGATATTCCTTTCTTTTGAATTGGCTCTTTTTTTGGATTTTTTCTGGGTCTTCCGGGTCCTTTCTTAATAGGGGATTTGACCGATTTCTTTTTATTTGGAACATCGCTAATCGATTCGTCTGAATCACTATAGATTTCTATTTCAATATCATCCATAGTGAATATTAATTATTATTTTTATAATTTTATATAAATTTGTTTCCAAAGCATTTTTCCAAATAAACTATAAAAAATTGATTTTATATATAATTTATATACGAAATATGAACTTCTCAATCTTCAAGAGACACACAGACTACTGCGAGATGTATTCGAGAAAAGAAGCAGACCAATTGGTCTATGATTACATCGTAGAAATAATGCCTATGGAAGATTTACAATTTTTACTTAATAATATGTGTAGTTTTCCATACAATAGCGAAAATGTCATAAAATTCATGCAAATCCTTGATTTTCTGAACTATATAGACATTGATTTATTCATTAATAATTTATACCATAAATATTATAAAAAAAATGAACTTCTCGATGTGATGTGCAAATATCCGATAGTTACCAAATGTATCAATGATATTATGCTTGACCATATGGAAATCTTGACATTTGAGGAGTTGAAATATATAACTACATATATTGAATTAGAACATGTGGTTCTTTCAACATCAATCACAGCAGAACAATTCGATTTATGTAATGTTAAGAATATTGTGTATTTCTCGGTTAATGATTATATCACAGATGAAATAATCTCGAGATATAATATAAAAACTCTTTATCTTAGAACTAATAAAATAATCACAGATGCTGGATTATCACATTGTTCTGATATGGAGTATATTGACCTAGGAGAAAATACTAATATTTCCGATTTATCTATTAAAAACATGAAGAAATTAGAAGTTATATTTATGGAAAGAAACACAAATATAACAGATGATGCTATTCATGATAAAATATTCCTCGAAGAATTATATTTAGGAGCCAATAATATAATTACAGATGATGGAATAAAGAATTTAATAAATCTAGAATATTTATTTACAGATTGTAATACAAATATTACCGATGAGGGAATATTCAACCTATTGAAACTAAAGCATTTCGTTATTGGAGATTCTGCCAATTTCACTGATGCATCGGTTTCTAGGTTAGTTAATTTGGAAAAATTGACTATCGGTAATTCTATTTATATTACAGATGAGTCTGTATGTAAATTAAAAAATCTAAAAGATATTAATATTATGAGTGGTATTAATGTTGGAAAGTCTTTACAATATTTACCTAATCTTAAAAATATTAATATCGGAGACTCTGTTCTAGTATCAGATGATGTATTATTAAAAATAAAAGATAATATCGAACAGTTATTTGCTGGAGATATTGTAAATGTTCCTGTTAGCGATAAATCAGTCAAAAGAATGAAAAATCTTAAGAGACTGCATTTAAGAGCCAATAAGAATATTAATAATAAATCTTTGCGAAAACTTACCGAGTTAAAATATTTATCATTAGGTTGGAATGATAATATTTCTAATAAAGGTCTTAAATTTCTGAAGAAGCTTGAACATTTGTCTTTGGACAGAAATCGCAAGATAACAATTTCAGGTATTGCTCATTTAACTAATATAGGAATATTAATACGTGGTGATAATACTAAAATAACGAACACATCAAATCTAAAAGTTATTGAAAGCGAACTATATGTTATTGCACCAACCGATAACATGATTGATATGCTTATTTAAAAACTTTGTTTGAAACCCAATTTTAGAAAAACTTTTTTTTTAGAAAAACTTTTTTTTAATATTTAAAAAAATATTTTATATAAAGAACATTTATATTTTTTATATACAAAATGAGTAACGATGAGATAGAAAAATTGCAAGACGAAGAAATTCAACCTATTATGTTACCAAAAAAAGTTAATATAGATGTGTTATTTACTATTTTTAAAGATATATTTTCTACTTATGACGCTAATTTAGAAAATGCTAATATGAGCAATATGGCTGAAGTTGTTGATAAATATTGTAGAAATATTAAAGAACGAATTATTAATCAAAAAAAACTAGATGAAGATATTATAAGACTATCTCTATTTTTAGATTTTTCATATAGTTATTATATAGAATACTATTCAAAAAAAAATAATATTGAACTAGTTATAAAAGAATTTCCAAAATCTATTCCAAGACTTAAATTTTTACATAAACTAGTTAAATCAGATAATGATTTTTTATTAAATTTATTTATTGAATGTAATAATAATAATTTTATTTATGACATAAAAAATAAGCAAGTGCCATTTGATTTAATAACTGAATTAACAACAGATGAAGTAGAAGAAAAAATAGGTAAAATAATATTTCCTTTATTTAAAGATATCTTAAATGAATTATGTAATTTAAGAGAAACAATTCAACAAGTAATAACAGATACACAGGATGAATTAGCAATAGAAAAGACAAAAGAAATAATAGAAAGACTTTCAGAAAATACAGTTATTGAACCAACTGATATAACAGAAACAACAACAGAAAATACATTAGACAATACAGTAGAAAAAATAACAGAACAAATTATAGAACAAATAATAGAAAATATAACAGCAACAGCAACAACAGCAACAACACCAGAAAATACAGTAGAAACAATAATAGAAAATACAGTAGAACCATCAGAAATTAAAGATTCTCAATAATGTCGGCTGCATTAGCCATATTTTCTTTTATGAAATCTTCATTTACTACTACTTGATTAAATGTAGTTCCTATGTTGGGATTTGTTCCCATAATTAATGGACCGCTTACACCTCCAATTCTATCAGTTAATCCATGAATTGCGGAGTTTTGAATAACTTGAATAACAGTTTGGAATGAAATTCGAAGAGTTACATTAGCATTTTCTCTTTTTTGTAGTCCAGTTTTCTGAATATTACTAACTACTCCTGCATAACACATTTCATCAGCAAATACAGAACAATGAATTCTACTTAGACCTTCTAATGCAATAATCATTTCATTAATGATTTTATTTCTAGCTGCATTTACTCCAAATATACGTTGGATTTCTTCTATAGAATCACTCTGTGTTCTATATGGGTCAATATATTGATTACTAATAATATCTTTCATATTAGTTCCAGCAGATAATATAGCATATGTTTTAGTTTTATCAATAGAGCCATCTGGTTTTACTTCGTTTTTGAGAACATCAACTACAATAGAACCAATAATATTTCTAATTCCTCTAACTACTACTTTTTTTAATTCATTGGCAGTATATAATACTACATCGTTATAATAATCATTAGATGGCTTAATCATGCTAGTTCTTAGATATATTCTTAATATTAAATCATTATCATTCTCATTAGTATGAACAATAAATACTTCGGGATGGTCTTTATAAATACCATAAACAATGGTTTCAAGTTTCATACTTTTTAAAATCATTTCTTCTTTATTTAAGGTGTATCTAATGCACCATTTAGCTAAATCACTAGGAATTTTAATTCCATAGTTATATTTTTCAAAATCAGTAAATATTTTTTTCTCATTAATAAAGTCAGGATGAACGGGATTAGAATATGATTCAAAGAATATTCTCATATTAGAAACAAATCTTCCAAAAGTCATCATTTCAATATGATTGGAAATTTCCTGAACTTTTAGCTTATCCATTTCATATTCTTTTTTAACCATAATTAACATTTGCGGTTGCTTCATAGTTTCAGTATCTTTTGCTCCCAGAATTTCTTGAATTCTTACAATAGCATTTGTTTTTGTTCCTCCTTGACCACCTGTTCTATGTTTGGAATCCAGCACATATTGCGTAAATTGTTCGCAAACACATTGTGCCGCAATAATTCCAGCCGATGTTCCATAATCTATTAAAGATTTTTTATAAGTTAATGAAATTTTTTCTAATACAAAGTTCAACGTTTCATTGCATATCTTTTTATTAAATAGATAACTAGTGCATAAATAACTTCTAATTAATACAGCAATCATATTAGTAGCAACTAATATATGCTTAGGAACAGGACGTTTTAACTGTCTTTGTAAATCATTCATATAAACATATGGTAAGTTTTCACAGAAATCCTTAACTGCATTTATTATATAAATAGGGTTAAATGTTTTCTTATCTTCTGGTAAATCAGAATAAATATCTCTATAATTAAAGATAACATCTTCAACTATTCTATAAACATTAATTGGCATTAATTTGCTATTGTCCATAATATATTCTCGTGGATTATGGGCTTCTAAAGATAAATGACATTTTCTATAATATTCCCTATCTTTTTTTAATTGTTCAAATTCTTCATTTATCATTTTCTTTACTTCTTCTGTTTGAAATTTTTTATCTAAAATTTCTAATTTTAATTTATATTTTTTCTCTAATTCTTCATCAGAAATTAAAATAGTGGGAAATTTAACTTTCTCTAATTTAGATGGGTCAAAACCACATTCTGCAAATAATGGTTGAATAACATTCATTCCTTTTGCTGATTTTCTTAAATTATCAATCATGATACTTTCTAGATTTTTTACAGAAATTCTGTTTTGATATCCAGTAATAGATGTGCTTAATGCATTAGAAATAAGACCATGTCTAGTTTCACCTGCCATAAATGGAAATACATCATTTCTAATACCTTCTCTAAATGACATACTAATAAATCCATTTGCATCTGGCTCAGTATCATATCTTACGAAATAAGGAGATGTTCTACCCCATCCCGCTTGATATCCAAATCTTCTGCCGTTAATAGTTTGAACTCCAATAGCTCCATTGATAGCTATAAAGTTAGTTAATTTTCCTTTACTTCCTGATAGAATCAATCTTGCCAATTGGTTTGTATTCAAATTAATATCTGAAAGAATAGGAATAGCAAAATCATCACCAGAAGATAGAGAGTTTAATTGCTCGCTTTCATAGAATTCTTGTAATTTCATACCTAGAGGAGCAATCAACTTTCCATTATTTAATCTATGAGTAATTTTTCTAGAATTTAGAATCATAGTAGCTAGATTTTTCTTAACTTCAGATGTTGTTTGTTCGCTAATATTGATATCTTCAATACCAGTAGTAAATCCATGATATGTAAAGAATCTATGGACTATTTGTTGTAAATTATAAACAACTTCTAGAGCAGTATCATTTCCATATTCATTTGCTATAATATGAATAATACTTCCTGATTGGTCTTGTCCAGATGTTGCTTTATCTAAAACTCCTTTTAATAATTTTCCTTGTTCAATAACCACATTAATATCTTCTGGATTATATTTTATAAATGATGCGTATTGCGATTTATAAAAACTAGGTGTTTTATTTGAAATATTAATTTCTGGAAGAAGTCTAGAAACTAAATTTCTATTATCATAAATATTTTCTGGAAAATCATAATTTAAACCTTTTGTATGAATATCTCCGAACATTTGCATAGCGTGCCATTTATTAAATTTAATTCCAGATTTTGTAAGTTCAAATATACCAATTAACCCATCTTGGAAAGCTCCAACTAAAGGCGCATGCTTCTGTGGAGAAATAAGCCAACGTGAAACTTTGCTAACTGACATACATTCATTTCTAGCCATAATATTTTGTGCTACAATACTGTTCATTTGGTCTCCGTCAAAATCTGCGTTAAAATAATTACAAACAGAAGGATTAATTCGCAATGTATCTCCTGTTTCCATTACAATAACACGCATACCAGCAATATTACTAAATAGCAAACTAGGTTGTCGATTAAAGCACAAATAATCTCCTGTTATCATATCTCTCATAACAGTATCTCCTATTTGTAGTTGGTAATTATCTAAATATTTTCTTTTATATTTTTGGTTATCTGTTCCTTTTATAATATGCTTACATCCGGGGTAAATTTCAGTTCCGTTATTAAAATAACTTTTTAATCTTTCTATATTTCTACCAGTTACTTTTTCAGGAATTTCTAAATCTCTGGCATGAATCATAGGAACTCCTACTTCATTAATTTTTAATCTTGGGTCTCCAGTAATAACAGAACGAATCATATATTCAACACGTTTTCCCATAAGATTTCTTCTAATTCTTCCTACTTTTTTTGGGAATCTTTCAGCAATAGCAATAGGAGGTTTAGAAGTATTAGTAATTAATTTTACATTTCCACCACCGCCACCTTTTACCATTGTATGATATGCTAAATCCAAGTTACTATATCCATCTTTCATAACTGATGTAATCTGGTCTATTTCTGGAATCTGGTCAGGCAGCGCATGATTAATTTCAAAAATAGATTTCAATAAAGATGTGGTATCTGAATTGCTGCTTCTAGAACCGCCAATTTTTCTTATATCTGGTCTTATAGTATTCGGGGGAACAGGAATAGTTTGTAAAATAAAGTTTTTCGGATGACAATTAATAGGTTTTCCTAATAATAAAACAGTTTCATCTGAAATTTTTTCTAGAGTATTTTTAATTTGATGATTAAAAAATTCTTCTCTATAAATTATTTTTTTATTATCTTCTTTAATTCTCCAGAATACAAATGTTTTATTTGCATCTTTTATTACTTGCATATGTTGATTAGAACAATGACTGCATGTATTTATTGTTTTAATAGATTTTACCAATTCGCTTAATCTCTTATCGGGATTTAAAATATTTGCATTAGGTTTTGCTATTAAATTTCCGCAATGAAAACATACTACTTTAAGCCATTTAAGCAATTCATCTCTAAACATAGGAGATTTTACAGGATACTTTAATTGTAATGAACCAAAATGTCCTGGACATCCCATTTTAGGCTTTCCTGAACTTTTAGGATTATAGCAAGTATGGCATAACCAAGTAGTATCGGTAGTTCCCATTCTCTGGTCATAAATGCCGCCTTCTGCTGGTTTTTCTCCTCTCATAATTTCTTTATTTGTAATATCTACATTACTATCTTTGACAATCTCTTCTGTGCTTAATACATAAAAAGCTAAGTCAAATATTTTACTATAATATGTAATATTATCGTCATTATTCACGAATTCAGTCATTTATATTCTATTATATATATTCATATTTTATATTTAAAAGTATTAACTTATAAATATTTTTGTCATATATTTTTCTATCATAAAAAATATTTATAAAAAGAATTTGTAAATAATTTTATAATATTTATTTTTATATATATAATATAATTATGACGGATACCAACGTATTATTAATAAGTGTTTGTATTGCACTAGTAGTTGTTTTATTACTAAATATGGCTAGCGGAAACAAGAAACAACGTAGAAGAAGATATGTAAGCCAAATGGCACAATACCCAACGTATAATCAACCTCAATACCCAATGGATTATAGACCAAGATATGTCGAAATAGACGCACCATCTTCAGATGAATATTTACCAGAAAGACAACGTGGAGCATTAATTGCAAATAGCATGACTAATGATTACGCTTCATATATGCAAAAAACAGCATTAGAGCCTGAAATTTTCTCTAGTCATTCTAGATATTCGAGGGATATCAATGCATTAAATCTCGGACCTTCTAATATTGCAGAACGCTCAGATAGAGGAGATATTATTCCTTGGGTAGGACTTAGACCAACAAATTATAGAGCTAGACAAGTAGATAGCGAGGCTAGACAAACTCCATCACAGGAAGTTAATACTATGCCTACAGTTAGAACATATACTTTAGAAGTTTAAATATTAATAAATTCTAATGTTT